CCTAGAGGGCATTATAGATTCAGTTGATGAATTATCTAGTATGGAAGTTGTAAAACATCCTAATCACTATTCATTTAGAATCGCACCTTCTCTTCCTAGATACACAAACATGTTAATAGAGGAACTGTTTAAGTTCCACAACAGATTCCAGATCAAACTAAATATGAGTAAGAGCATTAAAACTAATGCAGTTATTTCTTTTGAAATTGATTTAGGATAATTATATTTGTTCAAACCAAAATAAAAATAAAATGCAAATAGTAAAAGACGACGAGACAGGTGCTTCAGAAGTACCAATGTACGATCCATCAAAGAAGTATACTTGGCATCAAGATGCCCAATTTGTGCTTTCAGGTAACGAATTTGGGATGCTTTTAAACTCATTACGTGGAATTGTCTCTACGCCAGAGGCTAGAGTTATATTACGTGCTGCTGATGCAGCTGATGCTATTGAAAGTATAATGGCTAGGAATGTAGAATCAGGACTAGTTGTTGAATACAAAGAACAATAAATGAACATTAAAGAATTTGATATGGGCAAGTACATCTTACTGATTGGTAAGGATGCCACTGACATATTCAAATACTATAAGGTTAAAGAAATGCATGGGCTAAATCTAAAAGATGCTCAAGCAGAAGAGGTTGATAAGACAAAAGGTAATGGTGTATACATCTATGGATTGACAAATTATGATCCAGCAGATAAAAAGCTAACAGCTAAAGCTCCTTATAAACCTTTTCTGTTTTTAAACATGGGCACATTTAAAAGATATAGTGCTGATGAACAGAAGACAGCTATAATGCATGAAACAATGCACGTGGCTCTTCTCCTATACAAATGGGATGCTGAGAAAAAATCAGAAGAGATAGTAACAATGGCTGAAGATGAGGCTAATAAAATCATCAAAAAACTCAAAGGTATTAAAGTTATAAAATAATGGCAAAAATGAAAAAGATGGGTGAGTTATCTGCAGGTGTAGGTTCTCAACCTAAACGTCAAGGACCTGTAGACCCTAAAGGTGCATGGACTAAAGTACAAGAGCGTACATTAGCTGGTACAAAAAGTGGTAAGCCTGTATTGAAAAAAGATAAACAACTTGGTGCTACCAAGATGGGTGCTAAAAAGAAGAAGTAATGATCTTTGAACCTGCTAACAGAATAGATGTATCTACGCCTAAGGGTGATGGAGTCATCTGGCTTGTTACAGAATATGGTCACGAGACTGATACAACGTATACAGTTATCATTAATGCCACAGGGGAGCTCTGGCAATTCATTCATAAAGATATTAGGGTGAAACCTAATGTAACATTTAGAAGGTATGGCAAAGCAATGGATCCAGAAGGCAACAGCCTCAATCAAACGTAGAGGTACAGAGGGCAAATGCACTCCCATCACTAAACCTGGATGTACAGGTAGAGCTAAAGCTCTTGCTAAGACATTCAAGAAGATGGCTGCTAAACGTAAGAAGAAATAATGGCTAAGTCATCACTAAAATCTATGGTGAAGTCTGGTCTTAGAGCTGGTTTACGTAACTCTAAGCCTGAGAATGTCACTAAAGGTAATGGAGTTAAGAATCCACAGAAGGCTACAGCTTACGTAGGTAAGGGTGTCCTTAGAAATGGTGATAGTATTCCTGCAATTAAAGGAGCTATTACACCTGTACCTAATGGTCATCTTATTAAGAAGGATGGTACATCATTAAAGAATGGTGGTAAGGTGGATGCTTTCAGCAAGGTTAAGAAAACCATGAAGCCTAAAAAAGAAAAGCTTTTTATGGATAAGATTAAGAAAAATCTATCCAAAGTTCAACCTCTTAAGAAAAAGTAATGGCAAAGAGCGAAGCTTGGCAACGTAAGGAAGGTAAGAATCCTTCTGGTGGCCTAAATGCAAAAGGTAGGGCTTCCTACAATAGAGCTAATCCAGGTAAGCCTGGTCTGAAAGCTCCACAACCTGAAGGTGGTCCTCGCAAGAAATCATTCTGTGCTAGGATGTCAGGAATGAAAAAGAAATTAACTAGCTCTAAGACAGCTAACGATCCTAATTCTCGTATCAATAAATCTCTACGAAAGTGGAAGTGTTAAGATGGCAAAATTAAAGAAAGCTCAAGATGGTGATAGTTTAAAATATCGAATGGAGGCAGCAAAAAATAAAGTTAAAGCTGCAGTAAATCCATCTGATAAACTAACTAAGTCTCCTTTGAAAAAAAGTCTTTCAGAGTATGAAAAACTATATAATAAAGATTTTTCTGCTCCTAAAAAGAAGATGGGTGGCATGATTAAACGTGCTGATGGTTCATACTCTAAGCGTGGTTTATGGGACAATATTCGTGCCAACAAGGGAAGTGGAAAGAAGCCAACTTCAGCAATGCTAAAGCAGGAAAAGAAAATTAAAGCTCAAACTAAAAAGAAATAACATCATGGCAACAGTTAAAAAAATGAAGAAGGCCCAAGAAGGCACTGAACTTAGAAAAGGCCAATACAAAAGAATTGGTAGAATTGCAGAAAGAAATCCTGCAAGAGCTGAGCGAGTAGCTGAGCGTATGAACACACGAGCTAGTCGTGTAGATCGTGGTAAAGAAATTGCAAATCCTCCTAAAATGGAATACGATCCTATGGATTTAATGAGAAAGATGGATATGGATTCACAGTTTAAAAGAGCTCTGCAACGTGATGATAAGAGAGAAAGAGAAAAATCAAAAATGAAAAAAGGTGGAGTAGTTAAAAAGAAGATGGAGATGGGTGGTAGCTTAAAAACACCTACTGCTGATCAAAAAGGTTTAAAGAAACTTCCTACAGCTGTAAGAAATAAAATGGGCTTTAAGAAGAATGGTGGAACAATGTCTAAAAAGAAATAATCATGGCAATGATGAAGAAAAAAGTAATGGGTAAGCCCATGAAGAAAGCCCAAAAGGGAAAAAAAGTACCTATGTATGATGATGATGCTAATGATAGACTCATGGCAGATACTTATGCAGAATATATGAGAGATAAGGAAGCAGCAGAAAGAGCTAAAGCTAAACCTAAACCTCTTCCTAAACCCACTAAGACTGTTCCTAAAAAGAAAATGCAAATGGGTGGTTCAGCTGAGTCAAATACGTTTACAATCCCTTCTAGAAATAAGATCTCTATTCCTAAGAAGAGTGCTACCATGATGAAGAAAGGTGGTACAATGAAAAAATGTAAATATGGCTGCAAGTAAAAAGAAAAAACCTGTGCTAAAGATGCACAAACCTGCAAAGGCTCCAAAGGTGGCACCTCCTAAACCAGTTGATGGTAATTACATGAGGGAGGCTGATACGCCATTACGTCTTAAGAGTAAGATGTGGCCTTTGAAACAAAAAAGACTTTCAAAATAAATTTTGTTCATTTCGATTCTATTTTGTGATTTTTCATGCAAGTAAAAAGGAGACCATTGGCCTCCTTTTTCTTTTATGGTTGTAATGAATTATATGTAGATAACACTTTATTAATGTAGTGTTTATTCTTTGCTCTGTTATAACAGTTCTCAGCAAACACGCCATCTGCATCTCTTCTATTTATAACAAACTTTTCATCACCTATTAATGATGTATGCACAATAAAGTTATGACTATCAACATAGCTTAACTTAACTATGTTTCCATATAGTCTGTGTGCACCACTCTTCCAAATCTGATCAAATGATATAAAATCATTATCTAGATCTTTGATATTATCCCATAAGTCTGGATGCATGATTGTATCATCGTCTTGTAAATACACCCAACCTTCTGTTATCAACTCAAGTGCTAAGTTTCTTTGACCAAAACCAGATACACTATTTACATCTTTAATGCAATAAGCTTCACACTCTGGGATGTTTTCTGGAATAGTTTCTGAATCAAAAACAACAATCCACCTATAATGTTCTTTAGGTATATTGATACTTTTAGATACAACATCTAAGTTTTCTGGTCTTGAGCAGGGGGTTATTATGTTTAAGAACATATCTATTTATTTAACTTTATAATCCAACTAGTATCTTGAAACGTTTCATCAGGCTCACCTATTGTTTCATGTATAGCATCTATAACTCCTTGCCAAACTGGATGATGATCATGACCACTAATAAATCCAGATTCTTTGATTAAGCTCTTATAGTTATTGATGTCTTTCTTAACTTGATCATAGGTGTGTAAACCATCAATATAAATTATATCTACCTTGATATCTTTAAGCTCATCAACAGCATCGTCAGATGTTTTTCTGATATGAGTTATGTTATCATACTTAGAGGTTGTTGAACTAAAAGTATTATAAACATTTGTAAGGTCCATATAGCTGCAAGCAGGATCGTTTGGATCATAATCATTCATAAAAGGATCAATAGCTATGACACTTTTAAAGTTCTGAGCAAACATTTCTGTTGACTCTCCAGCATAAGATCCAATCTCAATGATAGTCATCTCCTTAGTGTCAGAAAATGTATTCACATAATTGATTAAGTCTTCTAATCCATTCTTATAATGCCCACTTCTCATGGCATACAGCGTATCTTTAATTGACATATTATTTATCTTTATTGATGAAATCTTTTAACATTTGTGGATAGTCTTTAACCCAATGAGGATTAAGTTTAACTTCTCCTACAGGTATTACTCCTTTGCGTCTTTCTTTCTCTATGTGAGCACTATGTCTTTGTATAGCGTTAAGTTTGTCAGGATGATCAGTACCCTCACCACTCATATGATATCCTCTACCACCCCACATATAGAACCAACTAGCTTCTTCCTTAGGTGGATTAGCAAATAGTCTTCCTCCATATTCATGAATACGCTCAATGAAAGTCATATCATATCCAGCATTCTCAAGAGGATGTCCTCCTATAGCTTTCCAAGCTGACTTCCTGAACACAATACCAGAGTTTCCCACCCAACCAACATGTTCAATCCCTGTAACGTGACACAACACTCCCACTTCCCAATGAATAATATTTACATCATCAGTCATGTACTTAGCTACATTCTGTAAGTGATTTGATAGGGCTACATCATCATCATCCCACTGACATATAATTTCTCCTTGACATAATTCTGTTGCATAGTTTTCTTTTTCTCCTATGATATCAAAAGTTTTGTCTAGGTTAACTATCTTAATTTGTGGATGATCAAATACAAGAGTTTGTAAGGGGTAGTCATTAACTATTATAAGCTCACACTTATCAGCAGGATAGTCCTGCTTGAGGAAAGATTCAATACTCTCCTCAAGCGTGGACACTCTACCATACGTTATACACTTACATGATATGAAAGGTAGTTCCATATTACCAAACTAAAATAACATCAAATGATGACACTAATAACTTAGGATCATCTCCCATAGGAATAACAGGAGCTTTAGATAAAGAAGATGGATCTACTAATACAGAGTCTCCTGGTTTTACATCAGTGATAACATCACCTACAGCATACACTGTAAGCTTCTGATACTTCTGAATCATCTCTCTTTCAAGAGCCTCCTTTGTGTTCTCATCTACAATGAGTTTACCTTCTTCTTTTTTAGGAAGGTCTAGCAATATTCTATTGCCACGTAGTTGTTTGAAATTTGCCATTAGAATTGAATAGTTGTTAGTTTACGAAATCTTACAATGTCTTCACCTGTTAAGTGAATATCTGATTGGAAAATATCACGCTTACGTTGAACGCCAATCACCTTACCAGTCTTAGGGTTAAGTGTAGGAACCTCTTCGACACGCTCATGAATATCATCTAATAATACTACTAGATCGTTTTCAAATTCGATGCTGCGAATTACTTTGTTTACATTGAAAGAGTCTGTGAACTCTTTGTCACCCTCTTTACGAGTGTAGAAAAATTGGTTTGTCATTGGTTTATTTTGTTTAAAAGTTCAATACGTCTCTTGTTAACTTCCTCAAATCTGTACATATCATTCTCTACAGATTCATGTTCTGGTAAAGTTAATAAAATAATATTAGATTTATCATATGCTAACTCTGGATATTTACTCTTAGGAAGTATGTGATGAAAGAAAGTTGATAATGGTTCCTTTCCTAGATACTCACCACTTACCTCAGAGTAGTGCTTGCGTTCGTCCCAGATCTCCATAAAGAAATTTCTCATGGTCTCTACCTTGGTTCTCACTACAAACAACTCACGCCTCATTTTCAGCAATCCACCTCTCTTAGGGGTGATGGGCTTACGTTTGATATGACTCACACATAAGCCCTTTCCCCATACAGGATTGTTACAGTTGTCTACACTACAAGTCTTCACGATCTATCTCTCTTTGTATGTACCAGATAGCTTTCTTCAGGTCTTGTTTCCTAGCACCCTTCTTGTCAGCTCTAAGGATATACTTGATAGCATTACCTAAAGAGAAACCTAAGTCGTAGTCTTCGATAACATCTATAACCTCAAACTTATTACCTTGGTAATGATCAGGGTGATTTACCATCTCCCTATCTAGTATCTGTTTCATAACCTTGTGTGCTCCATAAGGATCATCTTCTTTTAAAGTAGATCCTTTTAATCTTTCATTAATTTCCTCAGGAGTTAAAGATACAGTAGTAAGTTCTACGTCTAACTGTTTTTTCATTTCTTTATCTGTTAATGTGTTATGAAAATAACTAGCTTGTTTTCTTCTCTGCATCTCTGCTTGATTCGCTTGATGCATTTCTTCTTCTATTTGATTAATGTCCTGTCGAGCCATGTCCATCTGTTCCTCTTTGTGTTTCTGATAATTCATCTACTTCTTTATACTGTATCAATGGTACAGGCATGATTACTAACTGAGCAATGCGATCACTTACTTGATAAATTGTATTATCAGGAGTTCTAGAGTTAAAATTAAATGTAACCATGATCTCACCTCTATAACCACTATCAATTACGCCCACTGAGTTAGCCATTGATAAATTGTAGTTACGTACAGAGGAACGTGGGAACACAAGTCCCACCATTCCTTCAGGTATCTCTACTGCAATACCTGTACCATATACTACTTGACCATCTCTAGATAGGTCAACTGTTGTAGCTACAAGATCTGCACCTGCATCTCCTGGCTTCCCAAACTTAGGCTTCTGTGCCTGTGGGTTCAACTTCTTGAAGTGTATCTTCATCTTCTGTTTCGTTTATTTCGTTTACGTCATTAATTTTATCAGTGATATCTTTCTTCAATCTCTCAAAGAATTCATCATTGTCTTCTAGTAGAGTTCTAAACTCATCAAGCTCATACTTGATCTCATTGTATGTGATAGTCTTACCATACTTACGTAAGATGTTAAAATCACTAGCCATGTCCATGATCTCTAGCATGCGATCAATACCTACGCCAAACAAGATCTCAAACTCTACACCTTTGAAAGGAGGAGCCATCTTGTTCTTGATAGTCTTGATCTTGGTAATGTTGCCATAAGCTTCTGTACCTTCCTTAGCAAGAGTCTTGCTAACCTCTACACGAACATCAGCATAGAACTTCAATGCATGACCACCTTGTGTAGTACGAGGATCGCCAAACATAACACCAATCTTCTCACGATACTGAGATACAACAATCACACATGTCTGATGCTTGGATAGAATACCTTTCAGCTTAGGATAGACATCGCTGTTAAGCTTAGCCTTTCTACCAATAGAGCTATCACCAACCTCGCCATCCAAAACCTTTTTAGGGATTAAAGATGAGTCTGAGTCAATGATAACAAGATCAATCTCTCCAGTGTTAATCATATCCATAGCAATCTGGAAACCCTCCTCGCCACAAGTTGGCTGAGAGATTAACATG